CCGAAACTGCCGAACCATACCATACCACACCTGACCAGACATAACCTTACCCAAACTGCCGAACCGAACCATACCCAGCCTCACCCTACCGTACCGAAGCTGCCTTAATTTTATGCTAATTCAAATAATCCGTAAGAACCAGAGTTGCTCTTTTCAGGCCTCCATTCTCCGATGCCGCATGAGAATCCTGCAATTGACAATAACTGCGCCAACTGCTCTGCACTAATTGCATTCTTGAAATATTGAATAGTAAGTTCAGCCTCCCAACCTGCATGATACTCACCACGAAATCGAACATCTGCGACATTATTTGCAAGTCTAACCATATCCTCTCTCATGTGCGGCTCTCCGTGTATCTCTACCAAGTCGCCTTCATCTGCCATTACATGAAAACTCCCACGTAAATCGGTCATAACAAACCCTAATTGTTTACCTCCACGAACCATAGCCGCCTTAAATCCTACTGCAGGGAATCCTGTCCGTTTACCGTCGGCAAACTTGTAAAGAGAATTTTCGTATTGTTCTACTGGATTTTTAGCCTCTTTGCCTGCGATTGCCTTTTTCATTTGTCGGTCGAGCATCATTTGTTTCGCTTTTTCGCTGAATCTTGATACGATGAGAGGTGTTATGCCTCTAACTCTGAATTTCACCATTGCAATTTCTACTTTAGGGATTTCAATAGTTGTTTCTGTTTGTTTTTTTGTTCTCATTTTCTTTTGTTTTAATAGGTTATTTTTTTAATTGAGTAATTATGCCACCTTTTATAGGTGATGTTTTTATTGACTTTATCCATATTCATAACATTTTAATCAAAATTATTAGTAATGCTTGCCATAACTGACCTTACCTCACCAAACCATACCATAAAAGGCCTTATCTGCATTACCGTATCTAATTTTGTGTTTTAAGCGTTGTCAACATTTTCATCATCGACCACCTTACCGTATATAAAATAATCTCCTACCTCACCTATTTCTCTCCAATTAAGATTTCTGATATTCTCTATCTTTCTTAAAATAGTTTTATTCATCGGCCTACGATAAACACGTCCACTTGCATATCCTATATAATACATCTCGTCATCGATAAATCCATATCGATTAGCCAAATCAAAATTGTTGTCGATTTTTCTTGCCGCATCATTTAATCTTTCAATTAATCTATCGGCTTCTGCCATTTTCTTGTTCAAGGCTTCAATGTTTTTAGACAATATGTCTATCATGTCTGAAAAAGTTAATGAGCCACTTTCTGTTTGTTTTTTTGTTGTCATTTTCTTTTTGTTTTAATTGGTTATTTTTTTAATTGAGTTACTATGCCACCTTTTATAGGTGATGTTTTTATATATTCTTTTGCTAATTCGGGATAATCTTCTTTGAATTTCTTCGTGTCGAAGTTCTCCCTGACAGAATCTTTTCGTTTGGTGATGATGAAGTAATCAGTCTCCCATTTAGTGATGTTGAATTTTTCAAACAACTCTTCTATGTTAGACTGATATTGTTTCTTCATTTCACTAAGCGCATCTATTTGTTCGGCAATATCGGCTATGTTTTTGACCAATTCAAGTGCCTTGTCCTCATACTCTTTGGGTACAAGCGAAACAGGTGTATATTGTTCTCCGTTCTTGTCGCATTCGAGAAGTTTTTTTATCTCTTCTTGGTCGATTTCTTGAACTTGAACAAACTTAGCACCATCTTTAATCCATATCGCATATAAACCCTTAATTTCAATCTCTGGGTTTAGTAGATTAAATAAGTACTTGTATATCGACAATTGCCAGCTAAGATACTTTTCGTCCAAAACATAAGTTGTTTTTACGTCGGCCAAACATATTTCTCCTTCTAATAATATCACCTTGTCGATACCAGAAGCGTAGTGTTCGTAGTCGGTAACCAAATATTCGTTCTCGATTACCTCAAAGCCTATTTCATCCTTCATGTCAGCATACCACTGCACTTCTTCTCGGTCTATTATACCAAAGTCGTCGTATAATTGGCATCCTTCATGAATGGCAGTACCTCTTTCTGCTTTGCTTCTTAACATAGCTTCTGGTACGTCCGAGTATTTGTTCGGGAACAGCTGCCGCCCGATTACCCCCGTTATGCCAAACAATTGTTTGTCGCCGTACCAATATGTATGGTTTTCTGGGTTGAAGATTACCCCCGATTTTTTAAGCTCTATCATTTCACACGTCCCCTTGCCTCTTCGACCAACTTCTTAAATTCTTCGTCCTTCCACAGGTTCTTGAAAACCTTAACTACTGCATCTATGGAGGCATTGTCTTTGCACAACTCTAATGCTTTTCTTGCTTGTTCAATGTCGCTTTTAGGTGTAGGTTTGGCCGATGGTTTGGGTGTAGGTTCTTGTTCATCTTTGCCGTGCTTATTGGTAGCATCTGGGTCTTTCGTGTCGTCTATACAGAATAGTCCGTTTAAAGCGTACTTTCTCGCATACGATGATGCAGCACCTGTGATTTGAGCACCGTCCATACCTTTCTTGTCGGCTTCTTCTCGTGCAAATGCAGTAGTACTAACACTATCTTTACCATCAGAAAGCGTTGCTATAGATTTCACATATACCCTGTCCGACACAAAAACGATTTCATCAGACATTACCAATGTACATCCATTTTCTTTTAATAGCGGCTTCAAGGCCTCCAAAATATCTTCACCAGATCTGAAGTAATATTTACCGAAGCTATTGTATTGGTTCTTCGGTGCTTTTAGATTGCTTTGAATGGCAATCAACTTGTCGTTTAATTCTTTCTCCATAACATTAATTTTTAATTGTATTTATTAATCAAATCTTTTCAATTTATCAGCGGCTTCACAAGCCTGCTTTAGTATCAACTCCATGTCGTCCAAAGACAATTGTTCATCTTCTAAGCTCTCTTTGACAGCCACATTGCCATCTTTAACTACGGATATTTCACTATTTGCGAAATTCACTACTATCTGTAAGCGTGGGTGGATTATGAACGTCATCGTTCTGTGCGCAGTGTCGAACACTGTTTCGTAATTGTAATTATTCATTTTCATTTTGCTTTAATTAATTTTACTCGGCAAAGCTAACATGTATTTTTTGAACCTCCAAATAATTAGTCGATTATTTTCTGTGATTTAATGTTATTTAACAAAAACGGCCTCGCCGAACGACGAAGCCATTAAGATTTAAATATCGTAATTGGTTCTATCTTAATAGTTTAATGTTATATCTTTTACTTAGCAGCCAAAGGATGAAACAAATTAAAATGCCGACTATTACACCTATAAAGAATAATCTAAAATTGAAACCTGTCGTCGGAGTTGTCTTTTCGGACAAACTTTTATTCTCATTTGTTACCAACTCAATCGACTGTTGCAGGTTTCTGTTTAGTGTTATTAGACTGTCAACCTTTTTGCCGTAGCTCTGACTTAAAAACTCCAATTGCTTTATCGTGTTTTCGTAAACTACCTTACTTTGGGTTATCGTTTCATTAGCCTTCGGATATTGCCCGTCAGGCTTAATCTTAGCCCCTGTGTCGTAATTAATCACATGAGACGATACTTCGCTTTGCAGTCTTATATTCTCGTCTCTTGTGCGTTCTAAATCGGTTTTTAATAGCTCTACCTCTATGGTCTTCTTTTGAAGCTCATCTCTTAACGTAATAACCTGCGAACTATCAACTTTAGTTACTACTTTTTCTTGAATAATCTGCTTAGGTTTGCATCCTATTATGATTAACAGAATCATTAGTAGTACGACCATTTTCGTGACTGCACGAAATAGGTATTTTATCTTTTCTTTTGTCATGACTTAATTAAAAAGGTGTTTATATTTTGATGGTATCTGCTTTCTTAAAACAGTCTCTATCTCTTTCACGCTAATATCCAAATCTTTGTTTAGATCGAATATTTTGTTCTGCTTAGCGACTATATCTTTCGTAATCACATAATCAGGTTTACCGATGGCCGCAGGATAAAATACGGCCAAATACACATCTACCCACGTCTTCATTCGGCCTTTGTACGGCCTCAAATAAGCCAATACATAGTCAAGCTGCTGCACGTTGTTCATCGAAAGTAGAACCCACGTCGTCGTGCCTAATGCTTTCGCGGTCGATGGGAGAAACTGTATCAGGCCTGCGGCCATACTTGTTTGATTGACCGCTTTCGGATTAACCCTGCTTTCAAACCACATAACGAACATCAACCAATTTGGATCGATGCCGAGTTCACCTGAAATCTTTATGACTTTATTAATGAACTCTTCTTTGTTCTCTTTTACGTATTCTTCAAATGCAATCATATATTTTCTTTTTCTGAATTATCTTTATTCTTCAATTCATCAAGATTTACATCGAAATGACGCTCTGTCTTGTCAATCATTATTTTTTGTAGCATTTTCCAAAACATGCTTTCATTTTCAGCTCTGCATGAACTTTCGTTTTCGAGAATTGACCACGCTTGCTCAAAGCAAATTATTCCGGCAACAATGTATGACAACGGTACGTCCATGTACATGAAAACCCAATGCTCTACAAGATACGCCAATATAATAAGCATAAGTCGTTTAGGTATTGTTGACCTTATTACCCTTGCGAATGAAAAGCTTTTGAATTTAGCCTTTTCTATTGGCACTTTTTCTGGATATTTTAGGCTTGCCCTTTTGTTAAGCTGATACGCAGTCCACGTATCATACAAAATGAAAATTATTACGACTATCATGAGGGGAAATGTCGGCTTAAATTCTTTTATTAAAAGACCAACACATCCTCCTACAGTGATAAATAATACCTTGAAATAATTCAGCCCATTATCCATTGTTGCCTTATTTTTATTTAATAATGTCATTACATATCCACCTCACAAATATCTTATGAAAGCAAACCGCTTTCGTGTTTTTAAATAATCCTCATCCTCATCGTTGGCATAAGCTTCTCTCTCGAATACTACATTGACATACGCATCTCGAAAGTTTCTGTATATTACCAACTTTATTAACCAATCGACTACGTACCACAAATAAAATAACACGTACCACAACTCTTTCATCTGCGCCGTGTGAATCTCTTCGTGGTTTATTGTCAACTCGTCAATCTCTGCGTTTTTTCTCACAAACAGAATGCCGAATAAATTAATCGCCTTAAACCCTTTTATAGGGATGATGTTGTTTCTAATTATTTTCATCGTCTTATGTTTTTTTAAACATCTTACATACAAATATAAGAAATATTTTCGGATATTTAACGTGAAATATTTTGTTTATTTACTATAACCATATATCTTTGCCAAATAATAAAAAATTAAAATTATGAAAAAGATTCTATCCTTTTTATTCATCATCGGATTGCTAATAAGCTGCGACCCGAAACAAAAAACGGACATTTTCGTTCCTGATCCAAATGCAATGATATTGCTTCGACCCGCAAATGGTGTTCAACTGCGTTCTTCTGCTACGACACATTATACGGCTATTGAAATTGTCGAAAAAACGATGAATATTCTTTTTAAAACACATTATTTCGACAATAAATACACGGTTGAAGAAGTTCCGGCTGGTCGTGGTTTTTCCGACATGCAGCGAGATTTTACTATCCCTGCACTTAAAATGTTTGCAACTGATATAATCACGCAAAATGGTGTATATCAAAGGGAATTTATATACGGATATGATGTTATTCTTACAACGCATGATAATATTGACACGGTTGCCTATGTGCCAAATTCCGTGATTAATGAAGCTCGAAATAACATTGAAGCAGCACTTCAAAACGAAAACTACGAAGAAGTGTATCGCTTGTTTAACGAAGCGTTCACATTCATTCCAATAACTGGAAGTGAATGGCGTGCACTCAAATTGCAAGGAATAAATTGAGCCTCTCAGGAGGCTTTTTTTAATAGTTGTTCCCATAGATGTAATAATTAAATCCAATATCCGAGTTTGCACCACTACTTCTACTCGTAATCGTAAATTCCACATATCCGTTATAAAGTGTTTCTCCGCTGATATAAGCCGCAGTTTCTCCTGTTTGCGCAATAAGATAATTACTCGATGTAGGTATTGCTATTCCTGTAATTTTTGAATGAAGCACCTTATGCGGAACTCTAAATACTCCCGTACCATTTTTTGTACAGTTATCCGTTGCCGCTTTTGCTCCCCAAATTTTATTCGTATCTTGCGCTCCTGTACTTGAAACTCTACCCATTGCAAGAAGTCCCGGAATATCTGTTTTTCCACGAACATCAAGCCCCCCATTTTCGGAAAAGTGCATATGATTATTCGTGTACCACGCCATGAATCCATTAAGACCAAACTCAAACCTCCTTATATCCTTTACAAAACTCCATGCAAGCGTCGATGTGCCTGACATACCGCCAGCCGCACTATGAGTATTGGCAAATGTACGCTTTACCTGAATCTTGTAAACTCCTGCCGGTACAATAAGCTCCTTATTAACTGTGAAAGAACGCGATGTAGATAGATGTTGTTCGTCAAGTACTTCTTCTATTGAGGAAAGTGTTACATACGTGCTACCATCTTTAATTAAAATTATTTCTACCGATGCGTATCCGTCCGTGTAACCGTGCGAAATATCGAGTTCCGCTTCTAATGAAACAGTTCCTGAGAACGTAAGTTTAGAACTATCTTTAGTAACGGTAATGTAATTGGTGAGTGTCGTTGAACCTGAAGTGGAATATATTGCATTAGAGTTAGTTGTGGAACCTCCATATTGAGACGTCGATACAATATCGTCCACAGTAGGAATGCTTGACCTTGTGAATAATAGTCTTACAAGTGTAGGGTATGTTGAATCCATTAATTTTACATTTCCATTTAAATCAATATCAAGTATTCCTACATTTCCTCCCTGCGCATGTATTAATCCTGTAAATTCTCCTGATGTTGCATGAATAATACCATCAAATAAGCCGTCCGTAAACTTCACACTCCCATCATGCCGTATTATTGCCTTAGCTGTACCACTAAGCGCATCATTATACGTCCCGCCAGCCACAAGAAACGGCAAATCTTTATTCGTACCCTGTATCCCGCTGATAAGGCCTGTTACCTGCGGACTGTCTAACTCCCTGTATTCGGTTATTACCGTGCTGATTAGGCCTCCGTTAACCCTTGTCCCGAAATTGTCGGTTATCGCCTTACTTCTGTTTACCTCTGCGGCTATCCGATTACGCCTTTGAGAATGTGTCTTGCCTCCTATCGTTTCTTCGTAAGTACCCATCGTGGCACTGTCATAGATGGTAGTCCAAGTAGCGCCGTCAACAGAAATTTCTGTTTTAGTGCCGTAGAATGTTCGTCCGTCTGCGTAATCGTGCCATATCTGAATATAGTCGATGTCGTTATATACTTGTCCTAAGTCTATCCGAATATAGTTTGAAGTAGCAGGTGTTGTGCCATTTATTTGTGCATACGTGTTTATGTTGTTATCGGTTGCTTTTGCGGCAGGATAGCTTGCGTTAAATGTACCGTTAGATGATGGAGTTTTACCTTGTGCGACATTAGTACCATCTTTACGTATAACATTAATCTCTCTCCATACATTATTCGTGCTTAACGTGCTACCTTTAATCCAATCTCTTATATAGCGAGCTTTCATGTAGCCTTCGGCGGCTAATTGAGCGTCGTCGGCCGTTGTCTGTGCATTATTAGCAGCCATCAAAGCTGCATAATAATCCTGTGCAACAACCCACGCAGAACCATTGTAAATGTACAACTTGTTGTTGGCGTCAGTATCTACCCACATGTCGCCCTTGTCGTTGGCCGTCATTCCTGTAGGGGCTGATGTCTGATAATAAACCTTAGCCTTACCATCTGCCGTTGTCTGTGCCGTCTGTGCGGAGTTGATGGCTTGTGCTATCTTACTGTCTTGTGTATTTACCCACGTTCCTGACCGATACGTGTATATCTTGTTCCCTTCGTCTGTATCAAACCATATATCCCCTTCATGCGCCGTTGTTGGAGCAGTGGTCTGATAGAATGTCTCTATCTTTCCATCTGCCGTAGCTTGTGCCGTATTAGCAGCGGAGAGAGCCGATTGTGCAGTAATAGCCGCCGCATCTATCTCGGCCTGCACGTCTTCGGGGGCTGGTGTCCAATCATCACATTTATCTCCTTTAACTAATTTGATTCCTCCAATCTTGTAAGTTGCAGAATAATCCCTAAGGTATAGGTATAAATTCGTACTTTCTGCTGTAGCTGTGAACGTGAGTTTATTGCCTGTAACACCAAAAAATTCTGAAGCAGGATCTCTAAAAGACAGCCTATTGATT